GAATAATGATGGTGCTAAAAGATTCCTAGATTTACTACTACTTCATATTGATAGAATAGAATGATGACTACTTATATACTAGTACAACCACAAAATCCTCCACCTGAACCTCAATCTTCTGCTCCTGTACCTATAGCTGGTGGATGGATACTGATGATACTTGGTATTCTGTTAGTAGTATATGTATATTGGTATAGAAGTAGAATAAAGAGATAATGGAGAGATACAACCAAATCCTTAGTATTCTTGGTATACTAACTTTTGTTACTGCTATGTATTCTCTGATGCGTACAAAGAATATAGATACTGTTGATGGTGGTGATGCTAAAGGTATACCTCCTAGTAGAGGACAAGCTTATCCTATATATTTGTGGATTATATTTGCTGCTGCATTTGTTGTTACCTTAATATTCTACTTTATATATAAGTATACACAATGAAAGCACTTACAGATGAACAGTTACATCTACAATGGATATATAATAGACTAGTTATGAAGTATGGTGAAAGACCAAGCTATGACTATATGGTTAAACTTCAAAAGATTATAGATGAATTGCCAGAAAAGAAGGATGTATTTGGTCTAACTCATGAACAAGAGATGCAGATTATAAAGGATATGTTGATAAAGACAAGGAAAGATGAAGCATAAACAACTAGCACTGACAGCTATTTATGTCTTGACATTCTTAGTGTACTTAAAACTCTTTGTATTACTGGTATTAAAGATTGCAGAATGAATAGACTAGGCTTTCTTAAAAGATTAGGTGCTCTTGCTGTAACAGCAATAGTAGCAGAACCAATACTTGAAGCACTTGCTGCTCCACATAGTATTACACAAGGAGATTGGATTACTCTAAAGGTTGATGGATTTACTATACATTACCAACATCTACCTATGTTTGATACACCTAAAGTTGCTCCCGGTAATGCATTAAGTAGTTATAGAATGATATTCCTAGATAATGAACCGTTCAACATTCCTTAAAAACTTAGGAGCATTAGCTGTTACTACTATAGTAGCAGAGCCTGTAATTGAGGCTCTAGCTAAAGCACATACTGTAACTAATCCTGATAAGGTTATATACTATAACATTATACATGGTGGTAAGAAGTATACTTACTGGATATGGGAGAGTGAGTATCTAAAGATGTTGGAGTATGAAAAAGATATGGGTAGATTATTATATGACAAATGGATAGAAAGTCCTTTATAAAGAAACTAACTGCTGCTGCTATTGGTATAGTAGTAGCTAAACCTATTATTGATGCTCTACCTAAGACTTCCATTACGTCTAGGGAGTTTCAGATTGTCTTTACTCAAGATTGGATAAGAAAGTATCCTCTTACTCCTGATGAAGTATTCTTTAAGGAAGTAATGGAGTCTTATCCTAAGAAGTTTTATGACACAGAGTTATTTACACCTAAACCAATACAATATGAAAGTAATACTGATGCAAGTACAAGACACAGCGAGCCAACTACCTAGTGAGTCTGGTTCTGCTGCATGGATATGGATTATCCTTATAGCTGTAGTGGCTGTAGTTGGATACTTTATATGGAAAGGTAGGCAACAGAAACAATTACCACCTGTACCTCCACCTGCTGATACTACTACTCATACAGTAACTCCACCTAGTAAGCCTAAGAATAAATGAGTGAGAAACTAAACAATGATCAGAAGTCTTGCTTAGTTATCTTAGCTGTTATAGCTATAGGAATAGTTCTTACTATAATTTTCACCTAAACCAATAATATATGTTTTACATCTTACTTTCTATTCTAGTATACATATTTATAGTGTATCTAGTATATTGGGGCGTATCTCTTGCTCTTAAAGAGTTTGGTGCTCCTCCAGGTTCTCTTACCTTTTTAAAGCTTATATGCATACTGATAGTAGTTGGTCTACTGTTAGGTGTGTTCTTTGAAGGTATACCAATCATTAGATGGGATAGACGATGAAGAATGCAAGATTTGAAGATATAGCTATGACTGCCTTCTGGATACTTATTATAGTAGTAGTATTCACAAGCAACTGTAGTTAGCCCCCCTTGTCTTCTTTCCTATAGGGGGTAAGTAGATCAACCACTAAACTTTTACCAATGAGAAACAAAGGACTTTTCCTAGACCTAGATGGAACTATCATTACTACTAAAAGTAGTGGTAAGTTTCCTATTGATGAATTTGATTGGAAGTTTCTACCGAGAGTCCTTGAGAAGATCAAGTTCTACTCCGATCAAGGCTACATTATCTGTATCACCAGCAATCAAGGTGGTGTGGAAATTGGTAGAGTTACTAAAGAAGCTATAGACAGAAAACTTGATGCTATTACTAAGGAGATAGAAGCTGCTATAAGAACGGATGTTAATACAGTATACTGTCCTAATATGAATGGCTATCATAGGAAGCCAAATCCTGGACAAGCCTATACACTCGCCCTACAATTAGAGATTGATCTTTCTGACAGTATCATGGTTTCTGACTTCAAGAGAGATGAAGAATTTGCTAAGAATGCAGGAATTGGTACATTTATGTGGGCATCGGATTTTACACAATACTACCAACATAGCGCATAATGGATATTAACATCTTAAATACTACATACACAGCATGTAAAGGTTTTGTATCTACAGTTAGCCTTGAGGATCTAGTCAAGCAGATTAATGAGTATTGTATCAATTATGATAAGGAGCTACAAGGTATTAGCCATTGTATAATAGAAAATCAGAACAATAATGCCTTCCGATCCACCCACGATTCTGCACCTATATATAATAGAGTGTTCGTGTACACTGCAATTGTCTATTACACTAACCGCCACTAGGCTAACTATATGACATTCAACGACTTAGAGATCCCCGGCTCGGATACCATGTTTCAAACATGGCACAACAAAAGGTATGTTATATCAGCAGACCCTTACGATGAGGAAACAATTAGGGCACTCCGTGAAGATCAGAACGTTTTCCAAGTATACGATAGACTTAATCAATCTGTAGCATGTAAGATTTGGACAACTCGAACTTTTGATGATTTTGTGAAATGGTTTCTACATAATGAAGCCAGTAAAGTACCATTTTTTGTATCACATAAATTTATAACACATGAAGGAAGGACATGCAATCTTGGAGAAGCCAATCCTGGAAGTAAACCATCTGAAAGATATAATGATACATTCTAGAAAGCACCATGATGCTGATCTAGTAATAAGAGTTCAACCTAGTAGATTTAGAATTATACTTTCTAATATACTGGCATTAAATGCTATAGAAGTTGAAGGGTATCTTGATAGGATGTGTAGGGAATACAACTATTTTGTCATATCTTCCGGGGATATTGGAGATCACAATAATAATCACTATACTGTAGTTAAGACATTTGAAAAAGAAGATGCTTGTTATAAATGTGCTGGATGTGATTGTGAGAATCCTGACGGTAGATTTGTTAACGCTGAAACAGGTGTCTGTTTCTTTAAGGAGTACATGACTTATAATTATACAACCACTATACCAAAATAATTATGGAAAACGGAGAAGATAACCCATTTGAAGGTAAGGACATTAATATTGCTAAAGGTACTATTAAGATGAGTGGTCACCATAAGAAGGAGCCTATCTCTAGGAACTTTGAGTCTATGGAAGATATGGCTAAACATATGGAAGAGACTTATCAGGTAGGTAAGCAAAGAGAGAATAAGACAGAAATGGATGCTGGATTTGATGTGAGATCAAAAGAATCTGTTGTAAAGTTTGATATTGGTTATGTACCAAGAAATGGAGGTATTGTTGTTAAAGAAATACCTAAAGATATTATACCAGAAGAAGATGGTCTTACTCTTATAGATTTAGCTGATGAGACTAAGAAGTATTGGGTAGTAGCTATAGGACATTTAGTTACTGATCTTAGGAAAGGTGATATAACACATATTAGAGCTGATGCTGGATGGATAAAGAGGACTTTCAAAAAGATACAGTTTTATGAAGGAGATGGCTATGGTATATCCGGTATATTTACTACTGAAGAAGAGATGGAGAGAAGGATAAAAGAACAAGATGATAAGATCAATAGAAGAAATAATATGTTGGGTGGTATTGTCTTAACTAATGAAAAGATAAGTGATCTACCGAATAGAGCATGAAATTTAAAGATCTAGAAACGAAGGATACAAAGAAGTTAGAAGTAAAAGAGAGCAAATTATTTTTAGAATCGTTAGAAGGTTATCAGATTATAGGACAAGGATGTGATGTATGTAATGATGTAGAAATGCATGCCTTCAATAAGAAGGCAAAGATTATAATGTGTCTCAATTGTAAAACAACTAAACAACTAAAGTAATGGCAAAATCAGCAGAACAACAACCAGCAGAAGGTAAAGGTCTAGTTAGTGATGAAACTAAAGACAAGATCAAAGAAGGTCTACAGAATGCAGGTCAAGAGATCAGAGAGAAGGTTACAGAAAAAGCAATAGAAGCTATTGAGAAAGCAATTGCTAAACTTGAAGAAGTATTGGCATGGTTAAAGCCACATGTTGAGCCTGTTGTACAAGATGCTGCTCTACATATACAGACTGCAATTGACAAGTTGAAGAAGAGTAAGGAAGGTAAATAAAGATATTTGGTTATCTTTAGCTCCTTACATTAAATCTATAACAATTAAATAATTACAACTATGTCACAAAATGTTAGTCTTTCTAAAGACCAGAAAGTTAAAGTTACTCTTTCTCCCAGTAGTAAACTAACTGCTAAGAATGCAGAGTGGGAAGTAGTATCAGGAGATTGTACTCTTGAGGACGATGAAGAGGATAAGACCGCAAAGTATATCGTTGCAAGTGAGAGTGTAGGTCAAAGTATTATCAAGGTATCCGGCAAGATACATGTTAAGAAAGAACCTGGAGAAGGAGGTGAAGAAGGAGAAGCAACTGAAGAAGGTGGAGAAGAAGTTAGTGCTGCAAAACGAGGAGATCGTGAACGCAGACCTAAAGCTACACCCTATGGAGAAGAAGGAGCTGAAGGTGGAGAAGAAGAGGAAGAAGAAACTGGTGAAGAGTTAATCTACGTAGATGTAACTGATCCTAATTCTTCTGCTCTTGGTGTTACTATAGGTACTCCCGAAGCTATTGAAGAAGAGGAAGAAGAAGGTGCAGAAGGTGGAGAACCAGGAGCACCAGTTGATCCAGATAAGAAGAAGAGGAAGAAAAAAGATCGTGGACGTAAAAAACCTAAACGGTAATAGCTCATAGTCGTGTTAGATGTTTAAGTAGAACCAACCCTTGCCGGGGTTGGTTTTTTTGTGTTAATTGTATTATGGGCATGAATGTTCACGTTACGTATTGCAAAGATTATACTACTGTTCTTAACTATATGTTAGGACTAACACAGGAGTATGCAAAGTTTGGTATGTATGAAAAGACAGACTATAGGGTAGAAGTATCCTATCGTATCTATATGAAGGATTATAAAGTAAGACTTGTGATATATGAAGCTAGATAGTGTAACAGCAAAGGTTATGTCCCGGTTAGCACAGGAGCATAATATACCTATAGAGAGAGTGTTAGATATTGTGAAGGCTTATTATGAATCTATACATCATATTGGACAGACTGCTAATAGTGGTGTACTGATACATGTTAAGAATTTGGGGAAGATAGTGTATAGTACAAGACAGGAAGAAGAAGTAAAGAAACTACAGGAGAATTATCAACTACTAAAGGGATTATGAAACTAATGCATTTTGACCCGGTGACTAAGCTACCAGAGCCTACCGCGGAATGTTTACTGATACCAGAATTTCTAGAGATATGGACTAGGCAATACAAGATAGATGGTGATCGTTTAGGAGCCAAAAAGACTAGGAATTTGCAGGAGTTTGGATATATCTACTTTCATGGAGTATATGATAGTAGATATAAGCATATAACTGATCCCATAGAACGTGATAAGAAGATAAAGAATATTGTGAAGTTACCGGAGGATTGGAAGCCAGATGTCACGGTTAAGACAGCAATCGAGATTTTCAGAGATTCCCAAGTTACTAGTTCTTCTATGCTTGTGGATTCTATTGAAGGTGCTAACGTCGATTTATCCAAATGGATAATAACTAAGAGACTAGCTTTACAAGGTGGTAATACTAGTCCTAAAGATGTTAGCGAGATACTAAGCATTATAAGTGAGATCCCTAAAATGATAAGGGATACTAAAGAAGCGAGAACTATATTGGACAAGGAACAAGAGAAACAAGTTACTGGTAGAAACGGAAGAAAGCCTAATCTATTTGAAGTTCCTGAAGTATCAGAAGGTGGATTATGATTACTACCAATCCTAACTACTTTCGGGAGACAGCAATTTATTATGATAAGCATCGAAGGTATCCAGATGGAGAATGGGATTCGTATGAGTATGAAGCGTATTGGAAAGAAGAAAAGAAGAGATGTTTAGAAGGATATAAGGTAGGAGATATGTCAGTAACAGGATACCATTACTGGTATATGAATCACTGGCCTATTGAGTTGACAAAGACTAATATGCCTCACCTGTATGGTGAGGTATTCAAGAATAGATCACAAGGAGATAGAGTATTCCAGTTTCCAGACTTCTGGGATGTAGACTGGGATTTTTATAATGAGTTTGATCTAGCTATAGAGAATGGAGAACATTGCCTAGTATTAAAACCTAGAGGTAGTGGATTCTCAAACAAAGGTGCAGCAATAGTAGGTAGAAATTATCATCTAGTCCCTCGTAGTAAGGGATTTTTTCTTGCTGATAATAAAGAGTTTCTATTAGGAGATGGTATCTTCAATAAGTTCCTGACTACTAGGAATTTTCTAAACCGTCTACATCCTGACTTCGATCCAGAAGATCAGATCTTCCAGAGTGCCTTCGGTAAGAACTCTGATTATAAGAAAGATTCTACAGGTATGCATTATAAGGCATCCTTCAATTCTGATGGTCATGAACTAGGCTACATGAGTGAAGTAATAGGTGTAGCTATTGATGGAGAAACAGATAAGGCCAGAGGTAAGAGAGGAAAGGTAGTTATTCTAGAGGAACTTGGAGCAATGCGTAAAGCAGAGACTGTACATAATGTAGTACGCAATTCCGTGGAACAAGCTGGTACATCACATGGTACTATCCTGGGATTTGGTACTGGTGGTACTGTATCTGCTATTTTTGGTGATCTAGAAAAGATGTACTATTCTCCTAAAGCTTATAATATCAGATGCTATCCTAATAGATGGGATGAAGGCATGAGCAATACATTTGTTAGCTTCTTTGTTCCCGCATATAAAAATGTAGAATATAAGGATAAGTTTGGTAACTCTAATGAGAAGTTAGCTAAATCCTATTGGGATAAACAAAGAGAGGAAGCAGAGAAATCTACAGATCAGAATGCTATTACACAGATCAAAGCTGAAAATCCATATGTTCCACAAGAAGCTATCTTACGTAATACTTACTCTGTTCTACCTTCTGCTGAAGCTAGGGATTGGCTACTGAAGGTGCAAGGACAAGGATTTGTTAATCTGGGAATACCTGGATTCCTAGTACCTACTGATGATGATATTCTATTTACTCCTTCTCCTACTGCCAAACCTATATGGGAGTATCCTCATAATGTAAAGAATGATCTTACAGGTTGTGTGGTACAATACTACGCACCATTTAAGATGAATGGTAGAGTCCCTGATAATTTATACATCATAGCCCTTGATCCTTATGCTTTCGATCAAAGTACAGATTCTCAATCTATTGGTGCTGCTTATGTATACATGCAGCCTAATAATCTTATGCCTCCCGGTGATAGAATTGTGGCTACTTATTTTGGTAGACCTAAGACACAGGACGACTTTAATGCGGTACTCTTTAACCTAGCTAAACATTACAATGCTAAGATTGGATTTGAGAATGATCGTGGTAATACAATAGACTATGCTAAGAGATTCAAGCTACTAGATTGGTTAGCTGATGAATTTGAACTAGCATTTGATGCTGATCTTGGTGGCAAGAGTAAAGTTAAGAGAGGATATGGTATGCATATAGGTTCTGGTAAGGAGAATCTTAGGATGCATAAAGGTAATATGTATCTACGAGATTGGCTTATTTCAGAGAGACTTAGAGATGAAAATAATAAGCCGCTATTGAACTTACATACTATCTGGTGTCCCGCAACACTACGAGAAATAGATTTGTATAGGCCAGAAGGTGGAAACTTTGATAGAATCTCTGCATTACGTATATTGGCTTTCCACAGAAAAGAACTTATATATAAGGAGTTAAACCCTGAAGTTCCTAGAGAACTAAGACATGCACAAGAGTCATTTTGGAAAAGGAAACATTTCTCTAACCCTGCAAGAAACAATTAACTAATATGTATACATATAGCAATCCTACAGGTCTTACTAAACCTAAACAGAGAGTTAGTTTTGCATCGAAAAATAAGAAGTGGGCTGATGAGACAGCAGAGTTTTACAGGCAAGCTTGTGTTGATGCTGTAGATCGAACAGAAGCTCTACAGAATTACAGACTAGCTAATGGAGAGTTAGATGAGGATGAATATGTATATGTAACTAATCCCTTGAATACTAAGCGCCCTGAACTTATGGGTGCTCCTGCTAGATTGATGAATTGGGATATTATTTCACCTAACATAAATCTACTGATGGGTGAAAAGGTTAGAAGACAATTTCCCCCTATTGTTATAGCTAAGAATAATGCATATCAGTCAATGAAACTAGAGGAACAGAAGAAACAGTTCACTCAAGTAATGCAAAAGATGTTCATTAATGCTGCTGTAGCAATGGGTGCGCCTCTAGAAGAAGAACAGATAAAGGAATCATTAGATCAGATAGCAGCCAAGATACAGAACCTACCGGATGAATTGTCAGCAATGGGACAAGATGCATTAGAGTATATAATGGATCTGAACCACCTACCACGTAACTTTAGAGAGGGATTCTATGACTGGATTTGTCAATCTTGTGTCTACTCCTATAAGGATGTACATAGAGATGAAACATACCATGAGATTATATCACCTCTACACATAGCATATTTATGTAGCCCTAATAGAACCTTTATCAAAGATGGTGAAGCTATTAGGGCTAAGTTTAATATGAGTGCTAATGAGATATATGATAGGTTCCAAGATGCTAAAGGTTGGAACTCTGAAGTAGAAGATTATATTAACTCACAAGTTGGTTCCTCTGATACTAATCTACATTCTAAGATGGGTTATACCATTGGTAGTACTGATGTAGATCATGCACGTAGAGAACTTTCATTCAATCTATTCGGCCATGCTAGTAAAGAAGACTATGCTAATGGCATGGATGTAGAGCATATACAGTGGAGATCTATGACTAAGAGAGGATGCTTATATATCCCTGATATGTTTGGTGAAATAGAAAAGATTGAGGTTAGTGATGACTTTAAAGAAAGACCCGGAGAGTATATAGAATGGAGATGGCACGATGAAATCTGGGAGAACTATAAGATTGGGGATAGGTATTGGTTAGGTGCTCAAGTAGTTCCTGTACAGAATGATAAGAGAGCTGATCTTCTATACAATGGTAGGAACATGCATACAAGGCATGTAAAGCCCAAGCCTCTCGTTCGTAGAGGTGCTGCTTATCAAAAGACTGTTAATATCATTAAGTATAGAGCAGAGTTAACTCTTGCTAAGAACTTAGATCACTTAGTTCTGTTCCCGCTAGGATTGATACCCAAGAAAGAAGGATGGGATGAAGATACCCTGATGTATTACGCTAGATCATTTAGCTTTCTATTCTTTGATGATACAAGACCTAATGCTAATGTGATGATCCAAGCCATGAGGGATATAAACGTTAGCTCCCTACAACACGTTATCCAGGCATACAATCTGGTGGTAATGGTTAAGCAAGAATGGGATGAGTCTTGTGGTATTAATCCTCAACGTAAAGGTGAAGTTAATGCTTCTGCTGGTCTTGGTGTAACACAAGAGGCACAGGATAGAAGCTATGTAATGAGTGAGGAGATGTTCCTTGAGTATGAGGAATTTGAGAGAGAAGAGTATGAAGGAATGTTGGAACTAAGCAAGTTTGCTTTCTCTGATGGTATACAGGCTAACTTTATTAAACAGGATGGTACAAGAGCCTTCCTTGATCTACATAATCCCGAAACATTTCTTAATACACAGTTAGGTGTCTTTGTTAAGAACGGTAGAAGGGAACTAGCCAAGATGGAATTACTAAGAAGTCAAATGCTACCATTTGCACAGAATGCAGTTGATCCTAAAGCTATATCTGAACTTATAGAAGCTGAAAATTATGGAGAGATTCATAAGATCATGGATGCATTACAAATGAAGATGGATGCACAGAAAGCACAAGATCAACAACTACAGCAACAACAGATAGAGAGCCAAAAAGCTATAGCTGATGAAGAGATGCAGTTTAAGCGTGATGATTCTGAATTAAGGTCAGCTACCGATATACAGGTAGCTTTGATTGAAGCAGGTATGCAACAGGCTAAAGACCTTATGGCTATGGAAGCTAAAGGTGAGACTAAGACACAAGCTTATGCTGACACAAGAGAGAACATGGAGAAAGGATTCATTGAACTTACTAAGAATGCTACTAAGATTAGAGAATTAGCCTCTAAAGAAAAGATGAAGAATAAGGAAATAGAGTCTAAAGAAAGAATGAACAAAGATAATAATAGAGTAGCACTGAAGAACAAAGTTGTAGGAGAGAAGTAAAGATAATTGATACATTGACTTTTTGTTTCATAAGAATAAGAGTTTAGGAATTATAAGTTTCAACCACTAAATTAAATAATATGTATTATCAACCACTAAGATCACCAGACCCTCAATTAAGTTTCGGTTCACTAGGCGATAAGATGCCTGAAGATATGGGAGGTAATAAGCCTGTCATATCTCTTAATCCACAACAAACAGGGCAAGATTTAACACCAGAGCAAAAGTTAGCAGCAGCAGAAGCAGAGATTCAAAGGAGACAGCAACAACAGACTACACCTCCCGGTACTACACCTCCTACCACACCTCCAGCTACGGAGCCTCAAGAAACAGATGAACAAATTCAAGCTAAGTTAGATGCTCTTGCTACTAAGGATGAGAGTACCTATACTGATGAAGAGAAAGCTTATATTGCAAAGCATGTTGAGCAAGAACTTACTCCTGTAGATGCTACCAAGTCTTATATGATGGAGAAGTATTCTCTAGACTTAGCAGAACAGCAATATGATAATTCACCAGAAGGTATAGCTCATTTAGTTGATAATGTAGCACCAATGGTAGCAGAAAAACTGCTACAAGATCACTTTGCTAGTATTCCATACATGGCAGAGTTCTATGAGCATGTTAGTATGGGTAGAGGATTAGAAACCTTCCTTGCTAGAAATCAGAAACCTGCATTTGAAAGTATTGATATTAGAGAACCTAATGCTGATGCTACTGAACCTATAGTTAAACAACTTCATGAGAATCAGAGAGCCATGATTAGATTGGAACTACAATCTAAAGGTATGGATCTTGAAGAAGCAGAATCTTTTGTTGATCTAACAGAGAGTGCTGGTAAGCTCTTTGAGAGAGCAAATAAAGCTAAGACTTATCTCAAGGTTAGACATGAGGCTGCTATCAATCAAATGATGAAGGAAGAAGAGGAAGCTATCCAAGAAGAAGAAAGAGAGAAACAAGAGACAGCAAAGATAGCTATTCAAATGTTTGAGAAGAATGACTTTGGTGGTCTTTCTATTCCTGTAGCTGATCTCAAGTTATTTAGAGATGCAGTATTTCAGACTGATGGACAAGGTAAGACTCTTATGGATTATAAGAGAGAAAGACTTACTCTTGCTCAACGTTTATTCATCGACTATATAATCCTCAAAGACTTTAAAGGTGTTGGTACACCTAAAGCTCCACAACAAAGCAAACAGTTTGTCTTTAAGAGTAAGAATGAGCAGAACAACTCCCGTAATGGAGGTAGAACTAGGGGAGCAACACAAATAGAACATCCAACTCTGGATACAAAGGATCTGAATAATTTGAACCTAACTTTCAAAACATAAATTAAACAATTAGAGAATGGCAACACACATAGAAGCCCTAGAGTTATATCCTGCGCTTTTTAATGATAAGGAATTTAGTTCCGCTAATCATATTTCAAAGGCGATGTTAACTCAAAGCGACTGGTTAGCACCTGTGGTAACACATGCTTACGGTTCCTCTGCTACGTGGGGCAGCAGAAATTTTCCCTTATCATTCATTACTGAAGGTATGGGTAGCACTAGAACAGTTAAGTCTACTGATCTTTCATACAAGATGCAGGTTATAGGAAGACCTAAGAAAACTTCCACGGTAGCTGTTTCTAGCTATGCTTCTACGGATAGACCCGGTAGAGGACACACAAAATTTGATGTAATTTTTGCAGACAGATGGTTCCACAAGAGCTTAACTCTGTATTCTCCTTCAAGGATTGAGTGTCGTGTACAAGGTGATCCTGAACCTGTAACAGAAGGTTGGAAGTATACACTAGCTATTATGACAGCTAACTTCGATGCATACATCCCTGCAATTGACGTTACTGCTAATAGTGTGTGGGCAAGAGGTGTTGCTAAAGTTTCTCTTGAAAGATCAAGAGGTGTGGAATCTAGGAGCATGACTCCTTTCGCTACTCAGAATCAACTTTCTTTGGTTCGGGATACTTACAAAATCGCTGGTAATATCAAGAACAAGATCATGGTTCTTGAGATTAAGGTATCTGGTAAGACATTCAAATACTGGACACAGTGGGAGATGTACTATCGCTCACTTGAGTTCAAAGAAAAATGTGAATCCGATCTGTGGTACTCCACCTACAACAAGGATGAGAATGGAGTTATCCACAATGTAGACGAAGATTCTGGTGAAGTTGTTCCTTCTGGTGCTGGTGTTGTACAGCAAATTCCAAATGAAGATACTTATTCTACTCTTACAACTGCTAAGATTGAGAATCTAATCACTGACATTTTCTTTAATGCTGGTGATGCAGATGTAGTGAATGTAGATATTTACACTGGAACTGGTGGTATGCGTGAAGCTGATAGGGCTATGAAAGTATCCTCTGCTGGCTTTATTGCTCTTGGTGATAAGATGATTGGTGGTGCTACTAATAGTACTTCTCTCATGTATGGTGCGTACTTCAATACGTATCGTCACCCTGATGGACATACCGTTAATTTCAAGAAACTCCCTATCATGGACAATGGTGTGATGGCTGACATTCAGAAAGCCGATGGAACTTCAAGCCACCCTGTAGATGGAAAACCTCTTGAATCTTACAACATGTATTGTCTTGATATGTCAACATATGATGGTGTTAAGAATATACAATATGTGTCTGAAGAAGGTCGTGGAGAAATCAACAAAGTTGTTGCTGGTATGGCTCCTCTACCCGATGGTTATAACGATACTTTATACGTATCTTCTGATATTGATGCTTCCTCTGTAGAATGGATGAAGACTCAAGGTGTCCAGATCATGAAGCCTACCAACTGCTTCAAGTTGTTCTGTACTATTAGTTAGTAATTAATCAACCACATAAACTCTACCAAATGAACGAAGTAACAGAAGTTGTAAAGGAGGGGGTGCAATCACCCCCTTCCAATACAAAACAACCAACAGTAGGACTACCTAATCTAAAAGGTCCAACTCTTAATGGGCCTATAACTCAAGTTGTAGATGGTCCTAGTAAAGTATTAGAAGAAAAGAAGATACCTGCTCCTACTGTACCAGAAAAACCAAAGGTGGTTTATTATGAAGCAGGAGAAAGAGAAGTGAGAATAGGATCAAGGAAAGTTAGAGTAGAAATTATTCCTAAGTTTAATATGCTACCTAAAGATCCTAAAGCTAAACAGATTAGGAATGAAGTAATTAAGAAAGTTTCAAGTACTTGGAAAGCTGGTACTAAAGATATTATTCGTGGATTGAATCATGCAGAGGAGCAATTATATCTCCCTAATATAATTGCTCTGAAGCCTTCTCACGATGATTGGGTTACAAGAGTATATGAATATTGGGCAAACTTTGCATATGCAGTTCCTGTTGAAGGTGGTGTTACACTTGAGACAGGTTTTCGTCTAAAAGGGAATGCACAGATTGGTTGGACTGGTGAACCTATTAATGTAACAGATTATATCAAGTATAACTTCGCTAAGGAGAATGCAATGGTAGCTCCCGAAGATGCTGATAATATGATTACTTATACGTTTAAGATAATTGATACTTCAGCAGATGCTCTTAGGGAAGAACAAACATTCTCACTTAGAATGCAAGTTGATAGACTATTCTTTAAACTTGTTGATGAATCTAAGACTATTGAAAGTGAGAAAGCTAAGATTGATCACATTCTTGAAACTATAGGTGGAGATAAAGGTCTAGGTGTATCTGTATACAACTGGACAGATATACAGAAACAAGTAGAACTAGAGAAGGTAAAGAATAGAAACTTAGGAGCATTTAAAGCTATTCTAGATGATAGGTATCTTGAGAACAAGTCTATTATTAAGAAGGGAGTAACCTTTAAGAAGATTGTAGAAGAGAGTGGAACTTACTTCTATAACGGTAAAGGTATGGGAAGAACTCTTAATGAAGCTTGCCTCTGGCTTGATGATCCTGCTAATAGTTATGATAAGATAATCTTACTGGAAGCAATATCTAAATATACCAAGTAGTGTTACTCACTATCCAGGATATGCATCGACTCATTGAACAAGATGTTCAGAAAATGGGTATGGCTGCATATAAAGACTTTGCACCGGAAGAACTAGATCTACAGATTAATAGACAGATCTATTTTCTAGTGGAAGGTATACTGGATAGACACTTTGGTAGGACTGTGAAGGTAGATGATAAACAAGAATACGATAGTAATCAGGTTACCTTAGATAATCTAAGATTCTTACGTAAGACAGTAGTACCTACAATAGAATCATTTAATAACGATAAGTTTGTACGATTTCCAGATGATTACTATCATCATATAAAGAGTACTGTTACTATTACTTATAAGTGTTGGGAGAATAACAAAGAGGTTACTCACACTAAGAATGTAGATGTAAGAGTAGGACAGTTACAGTATGATGTAAAGAATCATCCTTTTCATAAGACAGGAAGAGACTCACCATTAGGTGAAATTAATAATGGAGTATTAGGTCTTTATGAAGATGGTTTTACTATTACACAGGTAGTTATGAACTATCTTAAACAACCTGCTAAAGTAAAGTTTGGATATGATCCAACAACTGGTGATTATGATCCTGCTACTTCAGTACACTGTAACCTAGATGATTCACTACATTACTTGATAGTGAATATGACTAGTACAAAGATCATGGAACTTATAGAAACAAATCAACAAAAAATAGTTAATAGTCAAAGAGAAACAACTTAACAATTTAATTAAACTATGCACAATAGAAAAGTTTTTGTAGCGAAAGATTTATTATATGCTGCCAGCAAGACTGGTAACACAGTTAATACAGCTCTTAATCCCGCAGACCTCCGGGATGGTGCTATTGGTATTTATGGTATTCATAGAGCAGGTGCTACCAATCTTAATAAGCATGTGCTTATTACT